GCCACTAGAGGCTGCTATAAGAGAGACAATTGAAGAGGTTGCAATATTGGTAGTTGCAGAAGGAAGCCATATAAACACACCAGTCACTGAACTAGCAGTTAAGAAAAATTCTAGAGGAGGCGCATTCTTTATTTATCAATCTAGATTGAAGATGCCAGTGATACCACAGAAAAGTCATGAACACGAAGAGGTTAGATATTTTGATTCTATACCAGAAGATATAGACCCAAGATTAAAAGGATTAGTATAATGAAAACACAATTATTATGTACTTTTTGTAGCAAGTATGATTTTGATGATACAATTGAACTTATTAAATTAGCTGCTAATGTTGTATTCAATAAGGTTTATGTTTTTGAAAATGTTGATGATGGAACCTCACTGATATGTACGTACAACGTAGAGAAGACAGATGATTTTATTCAGAATAGTAAGACGATGGCAATTCATAGGAAGAAAGAGACTAATACGTTGTACACTATAAACGCATTGAATGAGGCAATTAGAAAAGAGAACGATGGTGTGTTAGATAAGTCGTATTCTTTAAATTGGGAATCATATAAGAATAGTCTGTTATTGACAAATGATAAGGGTCTAAATATTGTAAGGACAAAGTTATATAAAATAGTTGACGTCTAATAATCATGTTAGACGACAGTACAAAAGAGAAATTATTTGTGCTGTTATTCATAGTTGTTATAGCTTTTTCATTTATATTGCATATACCAGAATTTATAGAAGCTTGGCACAAATAATTAAAAAAATTATATAAAAACCACACTTTGAGAATTTAGAAGTATATATATTTTATTACGCGAGTAATCGCGTAGCTTATTGAAAATTGAGATTTTGAAAAGTACCCGGGATTGATCGTCCTGGTACGGGATTGGTCGAATAATGGTTTTCTGAAGGAGGCCATAAGACAATCTAACGTAATGTCGTGGTGACTGACCACTTGCCGAATGTGGTGAGTAGGTGAAGGTCTCGAAGACATTCGATACGTAATGTACTTCTAGAAAAACTAAAAGAACGCGATTCTTTGACCTTGTTATGGGTAAGGGTAACACCGAAATCCCATCTTGTGGCCGAATTAATCTAAACTCAGAGAGATAAGGCAATAGCAAACAGGTTGTGCTGGCTTCAACGATAGTTAACCGCTATTTAGAAGAACTAAGGTAACTCTTAGGTGTTAGGTACAGGGTTCGACAAATCTGAGCTAGAAGTTGATGGTAATCGCAAGTCCATCATCCCCAAAAATTTCTAAAATAATAAGCCCCTGCTACTCCCAGTCTACTATGTAAAGATGAATTTGATGTATAAATGGCAGGGGCTTTTTTTTATAAAAAACTAATTTTTGAAAATGTTATATAATATATATTAATGTATTAAATGAATAATGAACAGTTAACAAAGGAGTAATGATAATGGATTTAGATCTCATAAAAGCCAGGTTATCACAACTACAACAATCAAATACAAGAACTTCAAATCTCTGGAAACCGAGTCCAGGTAAGACACAAGTTCGTATCGTACCTTATAAATTTAATAAAGACAACCCATTCATTGAGTTGTACTTTCATTATGATATGGGCGAGAAGAACTATCTGTCACCTATCTCATTCGGGCGTCCAGATCCGATTGAAGAGTTCGCAACTAAGCTAAAAACTTCTGGTAACAAAGAAGACTATAAGCTTGGTAGAAAAATCGAAGCAAAGATGCGTACCTACGCTCCTGTCATCGTTCGCGGTGAAGAGCAGGAAGGTGTGAAATTCTGGGGCTTCGGAAAAATGGTGTATCAGGAATTACTTTCTGTTATGGCTGATCCAGACTACGGTGACATCACTGATCCAGTAAATGGTCGTGATATTGTCGTTGAGTTTAAGACCAGCGAAGAGACAGGACGTGCTTTCCCGATGACGAATATTAGGGTTAAACCTAATCAGACGCCTCTCACTGAGAACACTGAAGTTATGAAGGTAGTAAAGGATACGCAAAAGAATATCACAGACATTTACTCAGAGATGGAGTATGACGATTTGCAAAAAGCTCTTGAAGCTTGGTTGCATACTGAGAATGATGTTGAAGATAAAGATATTGCTGATCCTGCAAAAGCTACAAATAGTCAAGCTGCTACAGAGGACGTTTCCTCAGCATTTGACGACCTATTCAACTCTTAAACAAGGAGAACGCTATGAGCGAGAGACGTGATGTCCTTGCTAGCGAGTTAGCCGAAAGTCTAAACTCGAAGATCAAAGGGCAGAAAGTAGCATTCTTCTTAGACGGATCAGATGACACGCCAACAGATATTAAAGATTTTATATCTACAGGATCATCTTTACTTGACTTAGCAGTATCAAACAGGCCGAATGGTGGAATAGCAGTGGGAAGAATAACGGAGATCAATGGTCTTCAGGCTTCCGGAAAATCACTGCTTGGCGCACATATTCTTGCTGAGACACAGAAAAAAGGTGGTATTGGTGTTTACATTGACACAGAAACTTCCGTTAGTAAGGAATTTCTAGATGCAATTGGAGCCGATACAAAGAATATCCTGTATCTTCACATGGAAACTGTTGAAGATATATTTCAAGGAATCGAAGATATTATAACTAAAGTAAGAGAATCTGACAAGACAAAATATGTAACCATTCTGGTTGATAGTCTTGCTGGTGCATCTACTAAGGTTGAGATGGCTGCTGATTACGAAAAAGATGGATGGGCTACATCAAAAGCAATCATAATCTCTAAGGCAATGCGTAAGATTACACAGATGATTGGTAGACAAAAGATAACACTTGTGTTTACGAATCAGTTGAGACAGAAATTGGGTGTTATGTTTGGTGATCCATATACGACTAGCGGAGGTTTGGCACTGCCATTCCACGCTTCAACTCGTATACGATTATCAAATATGGGCATGATCAAGGACAAAGAATCAAATGTGATCGGACACAAATGCCGCGCTAAAGTTATCAAGAACAGAATTGGACCGCCACTAAGGCAATCAGACTACGAGATGTATTTTGATCGTGGTATTGATGATGCTGGTGGTTGGCTGCTAACTCTTAAGAATATTAAGGTTGCACAAGTTGCTGGATCTTGGTACACTGTTGACTATAACGGTACTCCTGTAAAATTCTTATCAAAGGACTTCAAGGATAAGCTAGAAGAAATAGATGGACTCAAAGAATATCTCTATGATAAAATCTGTGAAGCTAGCATCCTAAAGTATGACGATAAGAGAGGCATCGATGATGTCGAATTTACAGACGAAGTAGTCAACGAAGATGCGTGAGAGATATAAAGAGATACTTTCTCAGATTGGTGATCATGTAAGTAAAGAGCATAGTGTTAATGACCACGTTCTGATAATTGACGGTTTAAATAACTTTATCAGGACGTGGGCTGCATCACCTGCTACTAATGCCGATGGTCAACATATCGGTGGAATTGTCGGTTTTTTACAGACAATTGCATTAGCAATTAGAACGCTTAGTCCAACAAGAACGATTATTGTTTTTGATGGTAAGGGTGGGTCTGTTAGAAGAAAGAAACTTTATCCAGAATATAAAGCCGGGAGAAAGCCTCTTAAGAGGCCTAATAGGGTTGAAGGGCTATCCGAGGAGAATGAAGCGGAGAACATGCGTAGACAGTTTAGACGTTTACTTGAATATTTAAACTGTCTGCCTGTGACTTTTATGTCTATAGAGAACATAGAAGCAGATGATTCTATTGCTTATATTAGTAAGCAAATTTTAAGAGATTCTCAAATAACAATAATGAGCACTGATAAAGATTTTTATCAATTAGTCAATGACCGTATCTCTATTTGGTCACCTACAAAAAAGATACTTTATGATAGAAAAAGGATAGAGGAAGAATTTGAGATAAAGTCAGAAAATTTTATTTATTATAGAATGATTGATGGTGATAAGTCTGATAATATAAATGGTGTTAAGGGAATGGCACTTAAAACAATTAGAAAGAAATTTCCATTTTTGAAAGATCAGATTATATATAACTTAGAAGAATTTATAAATGTTTCAAAATATACTGAATTCAAAGAATTACTAGAAAGAAATTACAAGCTAATGCAGCTTCAGGATGTTGATATTCCGGGAAATGCAAAATTATCTATTCAGGATCAAGTCAGAGATGGCTCTGGTAGATTAATAAAATACAAGATTCATAAAATGTTTTTAGAAGATACAATAGAAAATGCAATTAGAAATCCTGATGTTTGGTTACAAAATAGCTTTAACCATTTAGAACTACTGTTAAGCAATGCCGCCAATAAATGATTCATTAACAAAATTCGGATCAGTCTTTCAGACGAAAATAATAACTTCACTATTATCAGATCATAATTTTGCGGTTACAATATATGATATGCTTCGTCCTGAACTTTTAGATACAGAGGCAAAACAATGGATTGTAAGAAATATTAAAGAATATTATTATGAGTATAAAACAATGCCATCTTTGCAGGTTTTAAAGATAAAATTAGGAGATGTATCAACTGATCTGTTGCGGGACTCTATTGTAGATGAATTGCGTGAAGTTACAAAAAATTTAGAGTCGCCAGATCTTGAATTTGTTAAAAATGAAACTACAGAATTTTGCAAAAATCAAGTTCTTAAAGAGGCTATTGTTAAGTCTGTAGATTTACTGCAACTTGGCCAATATGATGAAATAAAACGTGTTGTTGATAATGCAAT